CCAACTAATCCAGAAACATATGAATTGCCATTTGAAGATTTTGACGTATCATCAGTTTCAAGAGTGGAAGACTTGCCTGTGTGGGACAAAGGTTGTGACTCGAGTTACACTTGGGCTAAAAAATTTAAAAGTCTTATGGGTTATGAAACACCAACTACATTGGCAAACAAAATTGTCAATGTAATTAAAACTGACTCAAATCCAGAGGGTAAATTTTTGCATCCGTTGAGCAAACAGCATCAACATTTGTGTTTCACAGGTGGCGAGCCTTTGATGGCACAGGCACAAGTTGCAGTTGTAGGCATCTACAATGAACTGCAAAAGCAAAACAATTTGCCTGGATCGATGACTTTTGAAACTAATGGTACTCAAAAACTAAGACCACAGTTTGTAGAGTGGGCAAAGTCAATTGATACAGAAATATTTTTTAGTTGTAGTCCTAAACTATTTACAGTAAGTGGAGAAAAACCTGAAAAGGCAATTAAACCTGAGATTGTTGCAGAATACTCAAAAGTAAGTAGTAAAGGACAACTTAAATTTGTTGTAGGTCATAAAGATAGAGAATGGAATGAAATGGAAGAAGCAGTTGCAAAGTTTAGAGATGCAGGTGTTGATTGGCCAGTATGGATTATGCCTACAGGTGCAAGAGAAGAAGAACAAACTGCTAGTGCAGGTAAAGTGGCAGAAAAGGCATTTAAAAGAGGTTATAATGTGGCGGCAAGAGTACATGTGTACTTGTTCGGCAATGCCATAGGAACATGATTAAGGATAAATTAACAACTATTTGGTTTGAAGCAGAAGATAAAGCACTTGCATTAAGCAAGTCTAATCTGTTTTCTACTATTTCTAAATTGCTTCTTACATTTATTTTGTTAGTGTTAACTGTTACTTTCTTTTTAATTTATTCTATTACAGACTTATTTGTATTATTAAAGGATAAACTTAATAAGAAAAGTAAAGGTGTTGAGACTGAAACTATTGCTCCTGAAAGTAATATCAAGTATGAAGATATGGATGGCAAAAACAGTGACACACCCGAAGATAAACTAGCAAGGATAAGGAGATACATGTGATGACTGAATATAGTTCACACGATTGGCGAAAGAATACAGATGATGCAATCGTAGTTGCATCTAATATAGGTATTCAATTAGAGGCAAATAAAAGTAAAGTAATCTTTACTAATCCAAAAACACTGAAAAGAGAAGAAGTAGATGTATCAAGACTAGTAAGAGTGTTTGTAAATAATATGGAATCAAACAAAAGGAGTGTAAAGTAATGAAAGGAGGAGAGATGTTAGATAAACTTAAAAATATGTTTAGCAAAAAAGATCATGTGCCTGCAAGTGTATCAAAAGAAAAAGGAAATGATGCAAAAGCACAAGCAACTAAAAATAAACAGCCTTATATAGCAGTTTTAGATGTACAAATGAAAAAAGATAATCCAAAAAATGGTTTTTTTGAATTAGATTGGAATGAATACTTTGTACGTGATTTAAGACTGAATGGTTATAATGGTGCTACAGAAGAAGAAATAGTTGATGCATGGTTTAAAGAACTTTGTGGCAATATTGCAAAAGAAGAAGGTGTTGCTAGTGACAATGTTCCAATGGGAGCAGGATACGTAAATGTAAAACCACTTGGAGATAATAAGTCTGAGGTAAGTTAATGGCAAACCAAGGCGAAATTCTTGGATTATTTCCAAATGTAGTTGCTAGAAAAGAATGGAATGATTGTGAAAAACACAATCAAACTATGAAAGATCTTTTTTATAATATTGAAAAAGATTTTCCAATGACGAACAAAAATGAAATTGATATTAGTTCTAACTATTATACTAGTTATAATTTACAGTTGGAAAAATCTTTAATTGCATATGATGAAATGAAACCTTTTATAAATTTTCTCAGTGAAAGTATAAAAGGATTAAATGAATTTATGGGTTTTGATGGTGAATATAATTTTACTATAAAAAATTTATGGTTTGCAATTAATAGGAAATATAGTTTTCACGAAGTACATGCACATACTCCGGCAATTTGGAGTGGTGTATATTATGTACAAGCACAAGAAGATGATGCACATTTAAAGTTTCTAAGTCCTCCTAGATTCAATAATCAGTGGGCAAGTCACGTTATAAAAGAATACAATGATTTTAGTAATACAGAAGTAATTTTAAAACCAAAAACAGGACTGTTACATATTTTTCCTGGTTATTTGGAACATAGTGTTGGACAACAAATAGTAGATAGAGATAGAATAGCAATTAGTTTTAATGTTACGTAGAGGATAAAATGGCAACAACCAAAGAAGAACTTAAACGGATTGAAGAAAAAATAGACAAATTACAGTTGACAGTTGATCAATTAAGTGCTAAACTAGAAAAACATATAGACTTTATAGATCGGACATACGACGGATTAAAGAATCCAATCGATGCCGCAAGGAGATGGTTAGGACGATGACATATATACTTGTTGACACTGCAAATACTTTTTTTAGAGCAAGACATGCCGTTAGAGGTGATGCTGATATTAAGATTGGCATGGCGTTACATACTACTTTTCAAAGTATTAGAAAAGCATGGAAGGACTTTGACGGTAGTCATGTTGTCTTTTGTTTAGAAGGACGTAGTTGGCGTAAGGATTATTATGAGCCATACAAACGTAATAGACAAGAAAGTAGAGATGCACTTACTGTAAGTCAACAAGAAGAAGAAAAAGTTTTTTGGGAAACATTTGATGAATTTACAAACTTTCTAAAAACAAAAACTAATTGTACAGTAATACAAAATCCTAAATTAGAGGCAGATGACCTTATTGCAGGTTGGATACAAGCACACCCTAAAGATAATCATGTAATTATTAGTACTGATGGAGACTTTGCACAACTTATTGCACCTAATGTAAAACAATATAACGGAGTTCAAAAAGTTACTGTTACACACGAAGGTTACTTTGATGAAAAAGGCAAAAGTGTAATTGATAAGAAAACAAAACAAGAAAAACCTGCTCCTATTCCTGAATGGTTATTGTTTGAAAAATGTATGAGAGGTGATACAAGTGATAACGTGTTTAGTGCCTATCCCGGAGTAAGAGTAAAAGGCACAAAAAACAAAGTAGGTTTACAAGAAGCATTTGACGACAGAACAACTAAAGGTTATGCTTGGAATAACTTGATGCTACAACGTTGGGTAGATCACAACGGTGATGAACACAGAGTGCTTGATGATTATACTAGAAATGTAACACTATGTGATTTAACTGCACAACCTCCTGAAGTAAAAGAACTTATAGGGCAAACTATTGCTGAAGGGATTAATGCACAAAAAAACATTTCACAAGTAGGTGTTCGTTTAGTTAAATTTGCGAGTAGTTACGATTTAAACAAAATAACAGAACAGGCTCAGTCATTTGCAGAGCCTTTAAATGCAAAATACGGAGGTAAAGATGCAAGCCAAACAATTAGTGCCTAATAAATTTTGGATAGTACAAGATCACGGAAGAAAAGTTGGTACACTAGCAAAAGATAAAAATAGTTTTGTATTGATTACACCAAAAGACAAAATTATATTTGAGTCTGTAGACAAAGTTTATGAAACATTTGGCAAAGACTTTTTTGAACAAGCAGTACAAAAGAAAACAAAAGATTCTAAAGTATTAGAAGTGAATGGATATCCTACAAGTACTCCTGCTTACAATCCACTGTTAGATGTACAGAATAACTTGCCACTATACAGTAAAAGTAAAAAATCAAAAAGTTTATATTGTGCAGGATATTACACAATTAAATTTGCAAAAGGATGGGTCAAATCGTTTTGTCCTAAACTAATTACTCTACAAAGATATGAGTATCAAGGTCCTTTTACAACAGAACTAGAAATGCGTCAGGTATTAGCAAATGTCTCGAAGTCCAGTTAACACAATACCAGTTGAAAACTTTTTACAAGCAGTTAAAGTTGCAACTAAAACTCAACAACGTGAAATAAAACTAGATTCTAAGCAATATAAAGATCTTGCAGATAGTATTAGTATTTTAATGGCTAGACTAGTAGAATTGCAAGATAAACGTTTACAACAGCCACAAGATGTAAATGTAGACGTGCAAATGGACGGCGGAAACTTCTAAATTCAGATAAATAAGTACGTAGTTAACTAAAGGAATTACGTACATGAGTAGACCAAAACCTAATATCTTATTAGAATTTACTGATAAGAACACATATCGTAAAGAAGAAGTCTTAGATGCGGAAGCCATCTGGGCGGTATTTTATCAAGGAAAGCCATTTAATCTAAAAAGTTCAAATAGTATTTCGCCAACACCTGGTCCTAAGTATAAGAAAGTTTCTTTTTCAAATCCTGGACATGCTCATAATCTTGCAAGAAAGTTAAACACAACTTTTAAATGCGAAGATTTTGAAGTATATAAGTTAACTAAAGGCGAAAAACTGTAAATGGATGTAAAAGAAGCATACACAAAAACATTTATGATAGGTGCTAGTGAAACAGACCTATCAAATGAGTCTATTAAGAAAAACTATATGCTATGGTGGCAAAACACTAGAGCAAAAGGAGATAGTGGATTAAGACTTACAAAAGATGGTTTTGTATATGCCACTGACAGTGCAGATTTACAAACATATGAAATAAAATTTCCTAACGAAATTAAATTTACACCACAAGTATTTCTTTATTTGGACAATTTTATAGATTGTCCTTATTATGTTACAAAGAAACGCATTTATGTATTCTCTGAAAAAATGGGTTTACAATTAATGATGTTTGCCGGTGACATAAAACAGTACGGCCTTGCCCGTGCTATGGCCAAAGATTTGGAGGATTAAAAATGGCATATAAATTGAGTAGTAGAAGTTTAGGGAAACTTGAAGGAGTTGACCCTAAATTAATTAAGGTAGTAGAAACTGCTATCAAACATACAAAAGTAGACTTTGGAGTTATACAAGGTTTGCGAACAGTCGAAGAACAAAAAGAACTTGTAGCCAAAGGTGCGTCACAAACTATGAAATCTAAACATTTAGATGGTTTAGCAGTTGACTTAATGGCATATATAGGCGGTAGAGGTTCTTGGGAACTAAATGTTTATGATGAAATAGCAGATGCTATGAAAATTGCGGCAAAAGAACATGGAGTTTCTGTTCGTTGGGGAGCGGCCTGGCATATAAATGATATGCGAGAATGGGACGGTACTATGGAAGATGCTATGAACTCATACATAGATCTTAGACGTTCACAAGGCAGAAGACCCTTTATCGACGCCCCCCATTTTGAACTAACGTAAAAAAGTTTCATTTTGGACAGTTTTTTGTAAAAAAAGTGGTTTTTCCGCTTGACAAATCCTTTGTCTGTGTTATTATATATGTATAGTTAGAAACAAAGGAGCATAGCAAATGGCACAACAAACTGAAGCAAGAACAGTTACACCAAATGAAGCAAAGGCGGCTGTTCAACACGCAATGAACAAAAAACGTCCTATCTTTATGTGGGGACCTCCAGGCATTGGAAAGTCCGACATTATGGGACAAATCACAAATTCAATGAAGAACGCATTTTTAATTGATGTGCGTCTGTCATTGTGGGAACCTACTGATGTAAAAGGTATGCCTTATTATAGTGCAAATGATAACACTATGAAATGGGCACCTCCTTCAGAACTTCCTGATGAAGAGTTTGCAAAACAATATGATACTATTGTATTGTTTTTAGATGAAATGAATTCGGCCGCACCAGCAGTACAGGCGGCGGCATATCAACTCGTGCTTAACCGTAAGGTAGGTACATATAAACTTCCTGATAACGTTGTTATTGTAGCGGCGGGTAATAGGGAAACTGATAAAGGTGTTACATACAGAATGCCAGCACCTTTGGCAAACAGGTTTTTGCACTTGGAGTTGAGAGTAGATTTTGAAGATTGGTTGCTTTGGGCAACTGCAAATAAAGTACACCCAGATGTAGTGGGTTACTTGACTTTTGCAAAACAAGATCTTTATGATTTTGATCCTAAGTCAAGTTCAAGAGCATTCGCAACGCCACGTAGTTGGTCGTTTGTGAGCGAACTTCTCGACGATAACCTTGCTGAATCAACATTAACTGATTTGGTTGCTGGTTCCGTCGGCGAAGGCTTGGCAGTTAAGTTTTCCGCACACCGAAAGGTTGCATCACAACTGCCTAATCCAACTGACATACTTGCTGGCAAAGTTACTAGCATGGAAACTAAAGATATTTCCGCTATGTACTCTTTGACTGTTAGTATGTGTTACGAACTTCAAGAGGCGTTCAAACGCAAGGAGAAGGGTTGGAACAAGATGGCTGATAACTTTTTTGGTTTTATGATGGATAATTTTGAAACTGAACTAGTTGTAATGGGTACGCGAGTTGCTATCGCTACTTATAAACTGCCATTTTCGCCTAAAGACTTGAAAAACTTTGACCGTTTTCACAGTAAGTACGGCAAGTATGTTCAAGCCGCTATGGCATCCTAACTAACTATAGAGGGGGTCTTAGGATCCCCTCGCTTCTTTTCCCACTTTCAAACGAGGTTTTACAATGTTGGCAAATCCGGTAACTAGTATTGATATGGATTTTGAAACACGTCTTAAAATGGATTGGTTCTCTCGTAGAGCCGAGCAAAACGAAATAATTAAAAATTTCCTACTTGATAAAATCTATTATCATCAACCAGAAATGAATGTTGCATATCCTACAGATTTTTTACGCAATCTTACATACGAAGATCTGCTAGAACTTGCAATAGGATGTGTAAACAAAGATATCGATATTACACTAGGTTATGGTAGTGACTTTAGTGATAAATCAGATGCAAAGTTTACAACTAGTCAATTTAGAAACAATCAAGTGTTAAAAGGATGCTGGACACACAGTTTTGCAGTTCCAGGCACTAAACACAAAGAAGGATTAGTAAGGATTTGTGGTTACAACACAATTAACCAACAATTTTACTTTTTCTGTATACCTGCAGATGAAGTAAATGGCAAATTAGAAATTATTATACATTATAAAGGTGGTGTGTTTGAAAAGCCTAATTTTGATTACCATCCTGAAAGACATCGCAAGTGGTGGAATTACGAATGTGCAAGTTTTGAAGAGATGGCTTCTATTACAACTCCACCAAATAAAATAAACAAATTATTCCAAATCAGTTGACAACAAGACAACACTAATTTAGAATATATACAGTTGCAAAGGAGTTTAAAATGCAAACTGTTGATTTGGCAGTATGGTTACAAAACAATGTCGACTGGAACAAATATGTTACTCTAGTTAAGGCAATAGGAAATGAACTTAATGAACGTAAATTACGTTTTGATAAAAGTGATTTATTAGAACGTTCATTAGAATTGTTTAGTGACCAAAATCTAAAATACGTTAACCAAGAAGGTGTTGATCATATTGGCCCTGAAGGTGTTACAATAGAAATGAAATTTACAGATACTTGTTTGTTTACTCGTAAAACAAAGAAAAAGAAAAAATTTGTTTCAGATCTACAACTAATGAACAGTAGAGGTTCTAGTGAAGGAAGAACACTTCCAGAATCCTATGCAGAATATCTTTTGATATGCGATACGGACAGTGTTGCAGTAATTTCCAAAACAGATCTTTTACCTTATATAACGAGTGCTGGAGACGGATTAAAAACAACAAAATTACCGTCCAATATGATACAATATGTATTTGTTCCAGGCCAATATATACCACAAGATATAGCAGTTAAAAAATCATATTTAGAGTCCAAATTGGACATGCAGAACACATTTTTAGCACAATTTTAGTTGACAAATACCTTTTTGATGCTATACTTTA